TTACTACTAAGATTACAAGACCTGACTTAGAGAATATCTAAGCGGTCTCTAAGAGTATATAATATTGGAATGTGAGAATAAACTATCGGTCCAGCGTCTCCGAAAGATTCGGCCGAGTTTAGTATTGTATACTGCTAGAGGCCGAGGACATAGTCGAGTAGGTGGCACGATTTCGGTTTTTTCCTGCCAAGTGGAAAGACAAGTATCAACTAGCGAAGGCCAAGCGAACAGTCGGACAAAAGACTCGTTGATACGATTTACTATGGGGCTGCCCATTAGGGAGGAGCACACACTTAGAAATAAGCGGTATCGAGAACCTTAATGTGGTTGGTTGAGTAGAGTATATTCGGGTTATATGAAATTCTAGATAAAGTAAATATAGCAGCTTATATTCGAAAAATCATTTAGTATTGCAGGTGCAAATCCTGCCGGCCCCTCCATAATTAAATATATGACTAAATAATATTATAGCAGGTATGACGTAAAAGGTGTACGAAGCACAAGCAAGTATTTATACATGAGATTAATTCTCTAAGGCTAAAGGTTATGTAATTCCGGAATAAGTAATCAAAGCCTGTACCTTACAATTCCTGGTGACAGTAGTCGTAATAAAGCTGCGTCGATGCAGTAAGCTAGAGTATTCTAGTGGGGATGGCCCGGCCGAGTCATACGTGGTATAATGTTATTTAGTTACTAGTTAATATCAAGACGCACAATCGGAAGGATTGATCAGCCCCGATTGAGAGGTTAGTACTGTAATAAAGCTTGTTACAGTCGTGCTGGAGTGACAGTCTTCGGATAGATGAAGAGCAGAATATCCCATCGCTAGATGAATGCCGACATAAGAAATACTGATGGGGTCGGATAGAATCAACCAAAGATATTAACTTTATTTATTAACTAATATTGTACTGAGTCTGACCGTTAAACAGAAAGCAGGACCGCTGATGGTAGCAGAACGGTGGTTAGTGTAGGAGGCGCCAAAGCTAAGACCGATTCCACAAGCAAACGAGCTCTGATAGCTACAGAGAGAGTCAGACCTTGTGCAATGTTAGTTAGTAATGAAACACCTATATATTATTTATTGTGCCTTAAAATATAAATAAAAATATTTGTTACAGGTAAGAAGTCTTAAGTTAAGCTTAGGGCTTTTTTACTTTTTTTATAAATAAGTATTTACAAATCATTTGTTTTGTAGTATAATATAATTGTAATAAGATAGAGGTGGTAAGCATGAGCAGATGGTTATCTATCGCTCCAACATGGTGGGAGTTATTAAGAAGTATTTTAAAGCAAGGTTATGTATATATTAAATGGGAAGGTAAGATTATTAAGTGTAGAGTAGAGAACAAAGGTTGGGAAGACTATCCTAGACTTGAATTAGAATGGCATCACACTTATCCTATTAAATTAATTGAAAGAGATTATAAAGTTACTTGGTCTAAGAATAGAGAAGACTTAGAATAGAAAGATGGTGAGTAATATATGACTAATAAAAGACCGCTTGAAAGAATAGTATCAATAGCAGCAGGACCTATAAGCTTAGTTCCTTTTGAAGATAAGAATAATGTACAGTATTATAAAATAATAACTCACGCTCCTAATGGTAAGGTATTAAAAAGAAAGTTTGCTGTACTAGCGACTATTCGTAGAACAACTAGAAATTGTACCATTGCATTTCAAGGTGGCTATTCTTTAACACCAGAAGATTATTATACTATACACACTATGTTCATGCGTATCTCTCGCTGGGATTATTGGTATAACTTCAAGCGAGAAAAGTGGTATGGTACTGGCCTACCTAAACAAGAGGAGGCTGAATAATATGTATGTTATAAAGATTAATAGTAAGTATTATTGGTGTACCGTTCCTAGACCTTTCTCATTAGATATTAGACGAGCAGTAATATATAAAACAATTAAACAAGCGGAAGCAGTAGCTGATGAGCTGAAAGGCAGGCTACGCTATATCTGCAAGCTTCCTTCTAAGAATAGCTTACCTGAAGATATGCAGAACCAGAAAGAATTTAGTGTACAGATAATTCAAGTCGAGCTACGTGAAATAGAACCTGCTTCTGAGCCTAAAGTAATTTATTAGAGTAATTGTAAAAAATTACTCTTTTTTCTTTATATCTCAATGTATAATATAATATATAAGGAAGGTGATAAGTATGAAACACTCAGAAGATGAAGCTTATATTTTTGTTGGTTACGTGAAGGATGACCCTCATAGAAGATTTATCTTGAATAACGATAAGGAGTTAACTATTTGCGAATTACTTGAAAAGGGATATTGGAGTCCTCGCCCTTCAAAACCTTTTCTTACAGTATCAGCTATAAATATTTTTCCAGCTGAACGTTGTAAAGAGGTATTATCATTAATGACTAAAGATTTATCCTTAACACGTAATATAGTAATATACGGTGAAGACTGGAGAGGTGATACAACTTATGAAGACCAACCTCGAGAAATCATTTTTAAGAAAGTTAAAGTTAATGTTGAGATTAGTTATTTTAGTATAGAGGGTTTTGAATATTAATATGTTTAAAAGAACTCATTCATAAAGAAGTAGGTGATCAGTATGTTTGGTAATTGGACTAGATGGGATAAAGATAGTTTAAAGAGAATCGTAAAGACAGCGTTATATGTTGATGAGGAAGAAACTGTATCATTAAATTGTGAAGATGAATATTATGGAGACATGGTAGAGATGTGTCATTATATTAATTCAATGGGTATTCATTGTGCTATAGACAGAGATAGAGATTCAATCAAATGTTCTACAGTACCTATTGAACAGAAGTCTCATCCTCTATGGCCTGATCAAGATTACTACGATAGAATATTTAATGTAAATATTACTATTAATTAATTACAGAGGAATAGTATGGAACAAGAGAAGAAGTACTATTGGACCGTACCAGTTGTTCAGAGATCAGGAAATAGTTCAATGACAACTCATTATGGCCATGTTGAAACATGTGAAGAGGCGCTAAAGATAAAGCCAGGAATTATCGATTTATATAAAGTAATCGATCCTAAGGCTGAAGTGCAAGACCCTATTAAACAAGAAGAGTATACAAGATATATAAACGGTAAGTTTGTATATGGAGTATGCGATGAGGATAAAAAGTATATTGACTAGGAGGAAGTAATCATGAGCAAGATATTATACAGACCGCATAGAGGCGGACTAGCGGATGCGATGGCTGACTTACATGAATTTAATAGTATCGATGAGATGCTAGATTATGTTTATAAGAATGAATCTTTTGAAGACGAAGATTCTATTAAAGATATTACATATGAAGAATACGGAAAGCCTAGTCGTGATTATAGAATAGGTTGGAAGAAAACTTATATAGTATGTAGTAAAGGTCGAGGAGGCTGCGGTTGGTTTACAACTAATCTTTCGAAAGAAGAGTCTTTAAAGGCTTATGATACTTTTTTAAATGGAGATAAATAGCATGAAGATAACATTACATGACGAATCAATAGATATTGAAGTAGGACAGCAAGTAATATTCTATGGTTATCATTTTAGTAAGGACAACCAAATAGAAGTTATACTTGATAAAGTCGTTGTAGACGTAATTGATACCGAGAATAATGTAGTAGGTTTTAAGAATGACGTTCACGCTAGTACTTTACACTTCTATAAAAATGACATATTCGGAGAAAGATTTTTCTTAAGCGATACTAAAGAGAATAGATTAAGATTTCTTAAATCTAGAATTAAGTATTATGAGTCGCAGCAAGCGTTATACGATAATAATATAGAAGAAACTTATGAATTATTAGGACGTTACATTAAGCGTAAAAGAGAATTTAATAATGGTTTAAGAGTAGTTAATAACCTTATTGAACAATTAAGTGAAAATGACGGAGACAAATAATATGAAAATTACTATTGTGTTTAATAAAGAATTCGACTTTACTAATAAAGAACAATTAAAGAGATTAATAGATAGAGAGAATTTTAATGATAGATTAAAAACTGCTATTGATAATGAAGAAGGATTAAACGTTCAGAATCCATTTGGTCAATGGGTTTATAAAATAAAAATAGCTAAGGATAAGAGTGAATAAACATGAATGAATTATTTTTACAAGAATTAAATGCAATTACTAACTATGCAAATAATAGTAATACTGACTTTACTGAAAAGGTAGTTAGAGAAATGCTAACAAATTTATTGAATATGAGATGGGATCAACTGTATGGAAATAGATGTTGTCCATGCGCAGAAAATGCAACTGAAGACATTAAAGATGAAAAGGAATAAATGAGTATAAGGAGAACGAATAAACATGAACAAAGAAATAAATTATAAGAATATGTATGAAAAAAGAATTAAGGATGCGCTACAACAAATAGATCATTCAAATACTAATTTAGTATTTCATACATTAGACGAGAAATATATTGACGAAGAAGAACAAGCATATACAGGCTACGATACTTATTACATACTATCTTTATGGGGCGGTTTAAATGGTCCTGGAAGATTATTATTTTATTTAGAAGATGTTGAAAAAATAGTAAAAAAATTAATGATTATATTTGATAGTGTTTGGTTAATCAAGTTAGATAATGATTGTGCTGACGATGTATTTGAATTACAATTAGGTTTACACAATTAAGAGGTAAAACATGAGAAAATATAAATGCTGCCAATGTGGTGAAGAAATAACTACGGTATTAACTAGATTCTTTGACCATAATGGAGATGATTACGAAGCTGAAATTAAATTTAAACAAGTACCTAGTAATGCAATAGTTTTTGATGTAAGAACTAATTGGGTAGGTTACGGAATTTCAGATAGTTTTGAAGATGTTGAAGATCTTATTAGTTGTCCGAAATGTCATAAATTTCCTTTTAAAGGTAAGGAAGTTCAGTGCTATGAATATTTAGAAGTCGTATGCTTTAAGAGGTAGAACAATGGATAAAGAAGAAATTATAGAAATTATCAAAGAAAAAACTGAAAATTTTATGTTTCAAACTGAGATAGATCTATATGTTGAAGGTTTCTTGGATGCTTTGATTAAAGCTCGTGAAATAACTTGGGATGAAAGATATGAAATTGAGGATGCATTGAAAGATGAATAAAAAATTAGAATTATCATTAATGTATAGAGGTAGAGAATAATGGATAAGGTAACTAAAATATTAGAAGCATTTGATAGGATAAGTAATAGATTCGATGAATACGAAGAATTCATATATGACCAACCGTATTGTCCTGACTGGGAATCTGAATATAGCTACGAAGATTTTAGTACTGTTCGAGAAGCACTAGAACAATTAAAGGAGAAAGAGTAATATGAAGTGGATAGTTGAACGTTTTAATTTTTATTGTATAGGTAAAGGCGAACCTGCTGGGGACTCAAATGTGATAGGCTATAGTGATAAGTCTGAGCAAGAATTGTTTGAGGTATTAGAAAAAGAATATCCTAATTTACCTATAAGAAAAGAAGTAATTACTATTAGTAAGAGTGGTTGGGAAAGTTTTGATGCCTTCGATAAGAATGGAAAGAAAGACGATAACTTCTTATATGAAGATTGCATATATTTTACCGCAAATACTTTGAAAGAATTTTAATGAGAAAGATTAGTATGGAATTAAAACCTTGTCCTTTCTGTGGAAGTACTAAGTTAGATATATCAGCTAAGCGAGTTCAAACTTACGATTACACTAACTATAGAACTTGTGTCTATTGTAAAAATTGTAATAGTTACGGTCCTAGAGTTTTAATAAGATGTAATGAGCATAACACACCTGCTCGCTTGCAGTTTATGAATATAGATTATAATGAAGAAGCAAAAGCCAAAGCTATAGAAGCTTGAAATAAGAGGAGTGAGTAATATGAAAGAATGTAAGAATTGTACATATGGTGGTAGTTGTTTTCCGAAATATAATAATGTAGTTCCTTGTAAGAATAGTAAAGTTGCAAAGAAGGAACTTCTATTTGATCATCGACCATACCAAGATAAGACAACAAAAGAAATGGTAGTTGAAAATAATACAGCAGAAACTTGTAAGTATTTTATTCCGCATATTGATTTAGAAGAAGATAATATTGAAGTAGAAGTAAGTTATAATATAAATCATAAATGTCCTTACTGCGGTAATGAAGACACTGAATATGGAGAAAGTAGTGAAGATAGTAAAACTATTGAGTGTTCTAATTGCGGTAAGAAATACGAAATTAGTTGGTGTTATGAAGGATAGAGGTGAATAAGATAATGGACAAAGTAGAAAAGATTGCATTATTTTATTTATTTATACTTTATATTATTCTTGATGTTTTAACTATAGCTACATTTACTATTGGACCATTAATACTCGGATTAGTATTTTCTCCTTATTGGTTCTTTGGTTATATTCTTACGGTTGTTATAGCACCGCTCATAATATTAATGATAGGTGTAACTCCATCATTATATCAAACGTTAATGGAAGATTAATAAAAGAAATTATTATATTAATTTTTTTAAAGAAATATAGAAATTTTTATCTATATTTCTTTTTTTTGCGATGTATAATATATAAAGAGGTGAATAGCATGAAAACTACTGTAAAACATTCTATACTAGAAACAATGAATCAATTTAAAGATAATATAATTAAAGCAGGTACGCTTGCGGTTAAAGAACTATTTTATACAACTTATGATTTTGAGCTAGAGAATATTGCTTTTGATATAGATTATCGTGAATCAAGCGATATGTACGATGCGTATGATTGTAAGATAACGTTTAATTATGGCAATCCTAACGGTAAGCCTTGGTATCGTGGAAATATAATAAGTGTAAATAATATTCTAGAATATAAGTTAGATGATATAAATTATTTATATGGATTATTTTATGGTTATTTTAGTGCTATAGGACAAGAAGAAAAGTAGAGGTAAGAGGAAATGAAGCAAGTAAAGTTTAGAGGTAAAGTAAATGGTAAGATAGTTAGAGGTTATTGGTTCTGTGCTGAACGACCTAACCGAGCTCTAACTGTCGCTGAAAGACTAGTAGGAGATAAGATTACTAACTTTATTTTTGTCGTTAAAGATATTAAAGAACATATGATTAAATGTGAGGTGGAGAACTAATGATTTTAATAGTTATATCTGTAGTACTTTTATTATTAAGTTTTATACCTTTTCTAATATATGTATTTCGTGATAACATTGATGTTGATACTGCTGTATGTATTACTGGAATTTCACTCATAATCTGGTTCGTCATAGCAAGTGTCAGCGCAGGTTTTGTTGCCGCAGGATATACTCAGTTTGAACCTAAAGAATACGATAAACTTATACACGTAATTGAATATTCTAATTCATACTCTATGGAAGTTGAAGAAGAGATTGAACATTGGAATAAAACATTAAATGACTATAATAATTTATGGTGTAGATTCACGGTTGAAGATAGAAGTCAATATTATATAGATATTAATATTTATTTAAGTAAGTTTGAAAAATGTAAATAGGAGGCCTCAGAACATGACTAATGAAAGCTTAAATGAAAATCAAAAAATATATATTTCAGAAAAAGACCGATTAAATTTATTCAACAAAATAGAACCGTTTGGCGAATATACTCCAGAATATGCTTTTAGTGCTGAGTGCTTAGAGAGATACTGTTTGGGTAAAACTTATTTACCTGACTATGCTTATTCTCATATAAGAAGTTTATTAAAAAAAGAATTTAAACAATATTGTAAAGAGAATAATTTATCTATTTCTAAAGAAAATTTAAGTAATATTTTAGACTCATATAATACTTTAGACTGTAAAATAAGATATATTGCAGCTGAAATTTTAGGTATACATTATAGTATAGACAAGTGGGAAATTTGTGATAAGACCGTTGATTTACAATGGGATGAAAGTTGTTATGGTGAATGTTATATTGAGTATGAATCTTTTCCGATTGAGTTTTTAACTATTAATTCTTATAAAGAACTTGATGAAGCTTGGCAAAAGGTTAAAGCTGAAAGAGCTGAATTAAAACGTAAAAAAGAAGAAGAGCGAAAGAAACAAGAACAAGAAGATCAAGAAAAGAAAGAAAAGATTTTATATGAACAATTAAAAGCAAAGTATGGTGAGTGGTAAAAATGTTAAAACTTAAGGATAATGTTGAATTAAAAGAACTAGAAAAGTTAAGAGGTATTACTAGAAATAAAATTGAATATATTAAGAGACAGCCGGAAATAGATTGAGTTTACCTCAATTATTATGAAGGTGTTTTAAATTTAGTAAACAGAATCGAAACAATAGACGCTGCGATAAAAAGATTGAAAGAAAACGCAAATAAAAATGAATTGCCTTATATAATTGCGGATATCATAAAAAATAATTGTAGTCAAGAAGTAATAAATTTAATTTTACAACATTTAGAAGAAGATAATAATGTAACTCCTACCAAAGCGCTAGAGTGTTTAGACGAAATGTATAAACTATGTACACCACAACGCACATATTACAAATTAGATAAATGTAATAATACTATCAAACAAGCCTTAATTAATTTTAATAATATCACAAAACAAATTAATGAGGCTAGCAGCGAGAGTGCAATAGGTTCATTAAATAAAATAAAAGATAAATTAGATGATTACACGTATAATAGTATTTTAGAATCATTACTAAAAACACAAGTTTTAGAAAAAGAAAATGCTAAGTATAAATCTTTAGAAAAACAATTCGGCGGTTCATTAGATATGATTTTGAATTTAATGAAAAACTCTAATACTCTAGATGAACATTATCATACACAAGATATTTATTTTATTTATAAAGGAAAATTAATAAGCGGTAGTTTTATTAAGCTTGAATATGATAATGAATTTATTATTAATGTAGAAACATCTGAAATGTTTGATAGTTCTTACGATATAGATGATTATGATTTAAAAGTAAAAGATTATAAAAAGACTTGGTGGCTAAAAGAAGATAGGAGCGAATAAATCATGAGTAAAGTATCAATTAAAAAAAGAGAATTAAAGATTTATGATGAATGGAATAGAGACAGATATAATAATAGAACAGATAAAGGTAATATTTTTCCTATCGGAATTAGCGACAGGCAATTTGTTGACATCATTACAAATATCTTTTTAGGTAGCGATTGGTACACTCCAAATCCTATAAGTCACAATCAAATTAATGAAGAAATATTAGAGGAAATAATTTATAAATTTATTAGAAAGACTCCTAACGAGAGGTGTAAATAATGGAAAAAGAACAACAATATACACTACTTGAATGTACAAGACCTAGAACATTACAAATAGACTGCGATACTATTACATTAAAAGACAGATCTGTAGATTTAACTATTAATATTCCAACAGAAAAAATAGAGCAATTTGATTATTTAATTTTAAACGGAATTCAGTTTAGTAATCTAAGTTCTATAAAAGATGTAAATTTTAAAGAAGCCTTAGAATGCTTGCAAAAACTCGGAACACGCAGAATTGAATATAGAGAAGGTTTTGAATTAGGCTTTACAAAAACAATGCCATTTAAAAGCACAAGAGAATTTAAAATTATTGAGCATGCATTGTTCAAACCGCAAGAGAATGAAAAAGATAAGGTATTTTTAAAAAATATTGGTAACACAAAAGTTAGAGTTCCTTTAGTTGATATATTCCGCGGTTTGCCTCAAGAAAAAAGATTTGCTTATACTGAACATATTTATTATCATTGGGAAGAAATGAAAGAGTCTTTAGAAGCAGAAATTAAAAATATAAAAGATGAAAAAGAAAATGTAGAAGCAAAAGCAAAAGAACAAAAAAAGATCCTTAATATTTTATTCGGAAAGACCGTAGATGTCGGAGCTTTAAAATACGCTAAAACGTATAAAGAATATAATAATCGTTTATTAGACTTAAGGCCTTCTCTAACAACTTCTATTTATTTTCTTACTGAAGAAGAATTCAATTTATTGAAGAGGTATTATTATGAACGATAGAGAATTTATAAATATGATAATTGATAGTTACCTATCCTACACTATAGATCCACATATGGCAACAATAAATAACACTGTTGCTAATAGATTAAGAGATATTGCAGATAAGCTTGATAAATATAAAGAATATCAAGAGTTGGAAGCTAATGTTGGTTTATCTTTAAAAACATTAATTGAAATTTGCGATACTACTCAACCTATTAAAATAGACGAAGAGCATGTCGGTTTGGAAGTCAACAGAGAAAAATGGAAAAATGTAAAATGCTGCATTCCTGATTCTTTTAATAGTTCATCGATAATGTGTGACGTTTGGTATGGTGAAAATTTTACTGGTGGTGTAGATAAATTAATGATACCTATTAAAGAATTTGGTAAAACCTGGTGGTTAGCGGAAAAGAAAAAATAATGTTTAAAGTTATTATTGCTGGAAGTAGAAATTTTAATGATTATAATTTAGTTCGTTCTGCTGCAGATGAATTACTGTCTGAATATGTTCCGAATATAGAAATCGTTTCAGGCGGAGCTAGAGGTGCTGATAGATTAGGAGAATGTTACGCAAATGAAAAAGGCTATAAAGTAACGATATTTCCGGCTAATTGGGACCTATACGGAAAGTCTGCTGGTTATCGAAGAAATGTAGAGATGGGAAATTATGCAGACGCTTTAATCGCTTTCTGGGATGGATTAAGCAAAGGAACTAAACATATGATAGATATTGCTAAGGACCTCGGTTTAAAAATAGCAGTTATTAATATAAATAGTTAAGGAGAATAACATAATGGAAAAATTAATTAGAGATTTATTACCTAAAAAGTATAATATTCAAGTTAGACAATGTATAGGTAACGACGAGTATTGTAATTTTTTGGCTCAAAAATTACTTGAAGAAACAAATGAAGTACGTCAAGCATTCTATAATGCAACTCACTCAGAAGATGACGAAACTTTTATGTTAATAGAAGAATTAGCTGACCTTAAAGAAGTGTTTGATTCATTCCTAGATGCACTTGGAATCGATCCAAAGTGTGTAAAAGAATATCAAAGAGCTAAAAATCTATTAAATGGTTCATTCAAACAAGGTTATATATTAGTAGATAAGCCTGAAGAAACTGAATAGCATACTACGGAGAATTTAAATGAAATTAGATGATAAAGAACAGTTGTATGATGGTCTTACTTGCGAAGAACTTCTTGAATTTTGAAAATCTTTGATTCCAGACGAAAAGCCTGAGCCATCATTTATTGAGATTGACGGAGAAATTTACGCAATAAAAGACATTGAAATTAGTGAAGACTAATTTATAATTTAATTGTATAATATTTTAGTCGGAGGTCAAGTATGGACTATAATTGGAAATTTACCGGTAATACTAATTTAATAAATGTGTCAATGACAAAAGAAGAAGCAGAGGTAGTAAGTAATTATTTATTACATAGACGAATTCGACTAGAAGATTGTCAATTAGAAGATTCTTATTGCTATCCGAAAATTACTTCTGTGTATTATAAAATAGAAAGAGAATTGTATACTCCAGATCCATTAAAAGCTCTAATTTGTGCATGTCGTCAGTTACATCATAAACCGTGTGATTTATGTCCAATGATTGAAAATAGTGTAGACTGCTGGTTTAATGAGAGTCAGAAAAATACCGACGCGGTGAACGAATTAATGAATAAATATAAAAAATAGATTAAGGAGAGTTATATTTATGGAAGATATAAAAGATATACTAAACGATTTTGATGCACGTCTTGACGCTGATCTAACTATTAGAGTTAATTCACTTAAGTCAGATTTAGATGTAAAAGTTAGCCGTTTAACAAATAAAAATAAAGCGATTGAAGATTTACAGTATGAAAGAGATTTAATCAAAAACGACATAATTCGATATATTAAATCAGAATATTACGGTTCTTCTGCAAATATCTTTGCATATATTAAATCTGAAGTACGTTGTGAAGCTTGGTTATATTTTAATCATAAAGACGATGAAAAGTTTGAATGGAAAGAAAATGCAAAGAAAGATAAAAATAGTAAATATAGTAAAAAAGAATCTGAAACTGCTTTTAATTATCTAACAGACGTAGTTAGATCTAAATTCGATTTAAATAAAGAAAAATTTGAATTAAAAGAATTATATGACTTTTGGAATGGCAAAGCATTAGAATATATATTTGAATATAAAAAAGAAGATAATTCTTTAGTGACGATTCAACTAGATATTCCGGATTTTAGTATGATTTCTGATGAATCTTGCGACTATTTTCTAGCAGGATATCGTGCCGCCGTTAAAGATCCAAATAGTGATTATGTTTGGAATACTATTGCTGCTGATCTAGATTATAGAGTCATAAGAGATAAAATAAAAAATTTAATAAAGGAGAATGAGTAATGTTTCTTATTGCATGCATTTTTATTATTTGAACTTGAGGACTAACGCCTTTATGAGTTAATATTATATGCACAGTTTTATTTGGTTTAGGAATTTTAGCTGGAGAATGTCAAGGGAGTGATAATTAATGGCAAATATAAATACTCAATATACTGAATATATTTTAGATCACAAAGAAAATGTTAGAAAAGCGTTTGATTGGTTAGTTTCTCATAAAATACTACAAGATAATTCATTAATTGCGAAAGTTCAAACTAATGTAACTAATCATGATATGAGTAAATATGGACCAGAAGAATTTGATGCTTATGCAGCGTATTTCTACGGAAAGAAAACTTCTAAAGTAGAAAGAGAATTTGATTATGCTTGGTTACATCATATTCATCATAATCCACATCATTGGCAACATTGGTTATTAGTTAATGATACTGACGGAACATATGCCTTAGAAATGCCAGAAGAATACGTATATGAAATGATTTGTGATTGGTGGGCATTCAGTTTTAAGAAAAATAATTTATATGAAATTTTTGATTGGTTTAAAAATCAAAAAGATATGGTTTTACATGAAAAAACTCGTAAGCTTGTCGAAAGCGTCTTCGACAAAATAAAAAAGATTTTAGATAATGAAAATAAGAGTTAATTCTCTTATTTTTTATTTTAAATATAGTATAATATATTATATAGTAGGAGAATTTAATGCATGACGGAAAAGTATTACGCGAAAATTAAATTACCAAAAAATATACTATTTCAGACACTCAGAGCATCTTTAGATGAAAGATTGATTAATATATTTAAATCCATTGATAAAGTGAATAATGAGCTCAAAGAGAAGCTAAATGAAATGTATTCAGAGAAGAACCAACTTCATAAAATTAAAGTTTCATTTAATAATGAAGATAAATTGAACTCTTCAATACAATTACAAGACGCTAAGCTTGACGGAAATATTTATCAATTTTTATCTGAAATACTTAGCGAAGACGATAATTCTTGTTTAATTCAAATTTCGTTAAAATTACCGACACAAATTAATAGAATTAATGCAGGATATTCTCGTTTTTCTGAAGAGTTTAATCGAGGAGAACACTGTTGTGTATTTGATGGATATCTAGCTTCAGGATCATCTACGAAAACTTGAGATTCTTCATCAATTAAAAGAATCATATATCAACCAACTTATGATGATTCATTAACATGCGTGCAAATACGAATTAATTCAGAATATTATGTAAAGACACGTTTAGATTTTAGTGATCGTATTAAAATCTTCGGAGAAGAAAATTCATTAGAGTATTTTGTGTATAATTTCGATAATATTACTCATGATAGTTTATTATATAATAATTTAAAATATATAGAACAATCTGTTAAAAAAAGATATTCAACAGTAAGTGGACCTAGAAGAGTTGGAACATTTTTTATTACCGCATTAATCGAGAAATATTTTTCAGAATTATTTGGCGCAGAAAAAATGTCAAAAGAACAATCCGATTTCTTTGGAATTGGTTTAGGAGATAATAAACCAGATTTAATTTTATTACCAAATCATTATATAGAAATTAAATTAAATATGGATTTAGAACAAGCTGTAAAAGCGATTAGAAGTGTTAATATGAACCCTCAACCTACTTTTGTATGTATCGTTAATACCCTTAATTACGGTGTAGGAACTGTAGAATTATATCCGTTAAAAGAATTAGATAAAAATGAAGTTGTTATTTTTAGTCGATTAAAAAGATTAATAGACTCTGCGGATTTGTCATCTTATATAAATATTCATCAAATAATTCAAAAAATGCCAAACAATTGGTAGGTATATTAATTGTATAATATATAGAAAAGATTGATTGGAGGTTTTAATTATGGATGGATCTATTATTTTTTTAGTAATGGTTGTAGTACTATTTGTTGTATTAATTGGATCAATTTTTGTTTGGTTAATTTTATCAAAGAATAGTTGTTTTCCATTTAAGCGTGGTGGATTTGGTCCAGATAATGGATACGATCAACCTAGAATAGAAATAATAAAAAAGAAAGGAAAAACTAAATAATGAAAGAATTTGAAGCAAAAGATTTTTGGGTAAATGAAATATCACAAGATAATATTACATTGAGCGTAAGAACATCTGATGATTTAATTTATAAATTTAAAGGTATATCAGAAGTTCAGTTAGGATCAGAAATTTATCCACTTGTAGTACATTATCTTAGAAACCTTGATGAAAAACCTATTAAGACTACGCATGTTAGTTGTGCAGGTTTAACTGCAATTTCAGAAGAAGAATTAGAGCGTTACGTTACAACTTTAAATCCTTTTATTAAGCTTCTAAATAGAAAACCTCGAACTAATATTCCAGGTATTGTTCTTAGAAAAATCGATCCTAAAAATCAAACAATTATGATTTCTATTTTAGATACTGATGAAGGTCGTGATGTAGAACGATGGTTAGGCGAAGATAGAATTAAATTCGCTTATAATTCTACTATTAAAGCTTTTGAATATGAGGTAATAGTATAATGAAGAAATTAATTACACTTTATAGAATTTTAAGATTTCATTTTACAACAGTATATTATTGGTTATGGACTGGAGATAAAGAAGTATTAAATATGTTGAAGTCTATTGAAAAATGTGCAGCGGACAATCCGGAGACTTTTATATGGTCATAACAAGACTTGGATCAAATGATCATGCTGTGCTAATGACTATCGAGGGATATCCACTTTTAAGATCAGATATTCCCACTAAAAATGATAGATTGTATACTGATGAATGTTTAAAGACTATCTTAGATGACTTACAAGAATTTATTAATACCGGTACTCCAATCGTAACGTTTAACAATCCAGATGACTATTGTATTGACCCTATGAGTATGTGTGGTGCAGTAACTAAAGCAGTAATTAATGATCATGTGTTATATGTCGATATAGATATTATAGACACACCAAATGGTAGAACATTATTTAATCTACCAGCTGAAACAAGATTATATTTTGCTCCACACGGTCATGGAGATTTAGAATATCCAAATTGTGACGGCACAGTTACATATAATAAAGTAGTTAATTACGAGTTTAATTATATTGAATTTTATCCAATAGATCCATATTTTACAGATTAAGAGGTATCAAATGAAAATAATTTATACAAAAGACACATTTACAAAAAATGGACAAATTGAACATCATTTATGTGAGTTAGGCGAATTACCTAATGGCTATGCAAATTTCTTAATAAAGAAAGGCGAAGTTGTTCAAGATACTCCAGAAAATAGAGTTAAATTAAATGCTATTCGTCAAAAGAAATTAGATGAATATTGTCAAGAATTACATTATGCACAAATTGATGAAGATAACTTAAAAGATAAAACATTTACTTTTTACGGAAAAGCAACTCCAAAAGGAACATTAGTTAATTCAATAACTAAAAACGATATTTGTGAGCTTTTAAATACTCCTACGGTTGACACTAAGATGCTAAAGACTGATTTAATAAAAACCTTTGGAAAACATGAAGTTATAGTAAATAGATTTCCCGGAGAAGTTAAGTTTAAAATTTTCATAGATGTAAAACAAAAATTAGATTAAAAATTGGTGGAGATAATCCACCTTTTATTGTATAATATAATGTTATTAATGAGAGGTAAAAGATTATGGATCTTGATAAATTGTTAGAAGGATTAGATGCTGACGAAGCTAAAGCAAAAAAAGATGCTATTGATCAAATGATTCTTGGAATAAGAAATACTTGTATTGTTCCAGGTGATATGAGTGATAATGATATTAAAGCATTATTTGAACCATTTTTAACTGATGAATATTTAGATCAGTTTGAAGACGAGAATGATTTATTTAATGATATTCTGCCAAAGATATTAACAATATTAACAAGTAATGGAATAAAAATTAAATTTAATTAAAAAGATATTTACATAATTAAATTATTGTGTTATAATATAAATGTAAATAAGTTCTGTATGACTTTATATACAGTGGTGGAGAAAGATAAAGCAGGTGATATTATGACAACAACAAATGAAACATACAAATTAGTAGGAAGTGTAGAAGAATTAAAATGGTTCTTCGATCATGTAGTACAAAAGCCAAATGTAAATGAATCTTACTCAATGGTTTTTGTATCAAGACGTAAAAAATTAAGTAAAGAAGAAAGAGAAGCTTTAGGTATGGCTGCTAATGAGACAGAATTCTTAGCTACTCAATCTTTAAGATTAGGTAAGTACCATGATAAAACTGATTTAGAGAACAAGGATGTTTGGACATTTACTAAGTTCTTACAACATGTTTATCGTTTTGAAGTTAACAAGAGTGCTTACTTAACTACTGGAGGTCAACCATTACCTCAAAAGAGTTTAGTAGTAATCTTCTATGTAAACCCATGTGATGATATGAAGGTAGCAGACGAAATGATCAAGAAAGTTGCAGAAACTAAAACAGCTATCTGTAAAGCAATGTTAAACGGTAAGCAATTAGATTCTAACTTACAATCATATCAAGTATTTGGTAACTTAGAAAGCTCAATCAAACACTTAAAGGCAAATTGCAAAGGAACAAACTATTGGTTAGATTATGATGTAGACGTTCCAACTTGGTTCAAAGAAAAGCATTATAATGATTTATTAGAAGTATTTAATAGATGGTACGGTAAAGGAAATTATGTCGTAGTCGATACTGGCGGTGGTTACCATGTATTAGTTAGAACTTTCAAAATCATGTTTGATCCGCATAAATTAAACGCTGACTTAACAGCTTTATATGAAAAATATGTTGCTGAAGGTGAAGAGCCTTACTTAGATGAAAAGGGTGTTTGTAAGTTTGAGTGTATTGTAAATGACTCACAAATCCCAGGTATTCCTTTACCAGGTACATTACAATACGGTAGATTAGTTACTGTATTAAATAAAGAAGATTTTGATTAATAAATTAAAAAAAAATGAAGAAAGCTCATAACAGGCTTTCTTTTTTATTGTATAATATAATGTAATGATGATAGTCAATATGACTATTAATAATTGGAGGAATTAATTATGAAACAATTAGATTTTATATGTCCGGTTTGTGGTGGAAGATTACTTGTATGTTGGTTTGAGACAGGGAGTACAGATTATCTTGTTAGCAAAACTGGAAAACCACATAAAAATCCTATTAGAAGAGCTTCAACTAATCTTTGTCCAATAGAAGAAAGGTCAGTTTGTTGTGAAAATACATATAATCGAACTTGTGATTTTTTTACTAACTGTGATTTAGAATTTGAGAACTCATATAAAGGAGAATTTGAGATAACAGAAACTGATGATGGTTATGAACTATATGATTTAGAGGAGGAATAAGATATGTTTGGTTTATTCAATTTAGATTTAAGTTTAGAAAATATCATTGATCATATGAAAGAAATAATTAATGATAAAGAAGAAATGGAAAGATTAACCGGTAACGGTTTATCTAATAGAGAAAATCAAGTAGTTGCGTGGTGGAACTATATTGGTGATGATACAAAATTTAAGAATGTAGTTATGGAAGAATTAAGCTATGTTACATTTGAAAGTAAGAATAGAACATTCAAATTAGAAATAACTGATAACCATATTTATAAACTAACTTATATCTATCGTAGTGGAAATAAATATGATAGAAGTAAAGGTCAAATTAATGGAGACTTTTATACTTTAAGAAATTGGTTTAAGAAAAGAAATTATTTAAAGTAAAAGGTGATATCATGGCAAAAGAATTGCGATATCTTGAAGAAGATAATTATAAGATATATTCTACAAATGAAATAGTTAGATTAGATTATTGTGATAATCTTCCACGTATTAAAAAGGTTTATAAAAATAGTAAAGGTTATTATATTAAAGGCCAACCATATTGGGAACCAAGCTCTATCTATCTTCGTAATTATACAGAAAAGTTATCTAAGTTTATCAAAGAGACTAATAATAGAATGTAGGTGATGATATGAAAAAGTTTAATATGAATAATTTTGTAAAAGTCAAGTTATCTAGTAAGGGTGCTGAAATTAAGAATATGATTAATTCCGATACTAATCAATTTTTCGAAAATGGCGGAATAAAAAATATTAAAAAATTAAAAGAGGATTACGTAGAAGGCGATATCTATGAACAGCAGTTATGGATAATTATGAGTGACTTTGGATCTTGCTTAATCAACGGTAGTGAATCACCTTTTATCGATGGCGAAATTTATTTTAATGATGATGACTTAAAAGATGCAGAAGTATAAATAAAAAGAGGTAAAAACATGAGTGATAGACTTGGTATTATATTAGTAAAACCTACTTATTTAGATACATTTAAAGAACAGTATTTAAAATATAAATTCGGCAACAATTTTGGCTTAGTTAGTCTTAGCTATTTTGGAGATAGTGAGTTAAAAGCAAACACCATACTAACTGAGTTTAGCATAAGAGATGATGATAAGGGAAGACGACTTACTTCAATAATTAATGGAAGTCCAAAGTTACTTGACAGTGATATTTTTGATTTATGTGATCCATATAAATATGACGTAGATCGTCGAGATAACCTAACTCAATTAAAGGAAAAAACTATTGTCAAGTTATTAAATGACTTAGCAGAAGAGTACAAGCCAGATATCGACAAGCATCCTGTTTTTAAACAATTTTATGAACAAGTAGTTAGTACTTTAGATGCACTTAAGTCATATAGTAATTACAGTATTATTATAGGTATACGTTAACTATAAAAGAAAGAAGGAATTAAGCATGGCATTACAATTAACATTTGATTTTGAAGATAAACTAAAGAAATTTATTGAGGAGAATTGTCCTTATAATTTTGAAATAGCTATTACTAAGACTCAATCTGGCGTTGCCATTGATGACTATGAGACTGTGAGTTATGCAGATATAATTAGTGATTTAAATAATATTTATTCACTAGTTGACGATATTTCTGCAGACCCTGATGATGGTGAGCTTGAGGGTGTCGATGAAGCAGAAGATGCTATAGATGATCTAATTGAAAAGTTAGATATTTAGATAATTAGTGGATTTAGGTCAACCTTTTATTGTATTATATAATAACTATTGGAGGTTTTATTATGGATAAATTAACTAGAACAAGAGGAATAAAAATAGATATTTATAGCCCAAAAGTAAACTTAGCTCCAAGCGGACAAGTTATCAGACATTACTTTAAAGAACAATTGAGATACTATTCTAACTGTTATCAAAGCGAAAGTGTGACACAACAATTTGAGATTTTCCAAAAAGATTTAAGTCCAAAAGACTGCCCTTGTTTTGAAGTATTATCGGGTTTTATATTACGATCTTCATTTTTAGTCAATCTTTATGATGGAAGTTTAACTGGAAACCGATTAGAAGTAATAGCACCAGATAAACATCATTATATGCTTTATGGCTATAATGATGTAGATAGATTAGAAACTCAATATGATAAAGAATTCAAAGATGCTGTAGAGAAAGTTTTTACTTGGCATTTATATATTAGACGTTGTACTCTAGAATTCATTAATGGTGGATGGATGAATCGTTTTAATACTAAGAAAAAATTAGATGAGATGAAAGATAAGTATGTATACCTTTCTCAATATGGACACTCTGGAGTATTTAATAAGACAAAGAAAGCCGCATTTGAGGTAAAGCATCATGAGTAAGTTTAAAGTTGAACATAGATATAGAAAACCGTCAATTAAATCTATTATAGATAAAGCAGAGGAAGTTATTCCATATGGATATTATTGTACAGGTGATGGAGCTGTTTGTAGTTCTGTTGGCGGTACTGAATGCCCATTTTTACAGTGGAGAAAAATGACTTCTAGTAGATTAAAAAAGTTTAAGAAAGTATTTACTAATCCAGTCACAGGTCAAACTATAACTTCTTACGATATTCCAGCTGGAAATACAATGCTTCAATACTGTAGTTATTTAAAAGATTATTTATATATTCAAGACTGCATAAAGGATTGTAGAATAAAAGATTATTGGCCTGAGGAGGATGAAGTGGAGGATGAAGAATAATGACTATAGAATTAGACGTTAAGTTTAATATTGGAGATAATGTTCGTGTTATCCATCCGCATAACAATGGGTATACTAATACACATGTTGATTCTTTTGAAGCTCAGGTTATTGGTTATGTAATTCATAAAAATAAAAGAAGTACAAGAGTGTATTATGTCGTTGAACAAACAGCAGAACAATGTAAAAAGGCAGATGCTTATTTTGCAACACATGGATATGCCCATAAGAAAAGATATTCTGCTAGTGAATTAGAAAAAATATAACTTGGAGGTTGATGATATGCCAGGTTGGTTACTCGGATTAATTTTAGTTGGAGTCTATTATACAGGATTAATTTGCGGATATATACTTCGTAAAGTAAAAGAAAAATAATGGAGAATAAACAGATGAAAAAACTTAGAAAGATTTGTATATTATTAATAATGTTCTTAATTATTGCTATTAGTATTAGTTTTGCTGGCTTACCTATTTTATTGAGTATTTTATTAGGAAGTTGGTATTGGCTATTCTTATATAGTATTCATGTAGTATCTATAGCAGTCATTGGTATTGGTTGTGCTCTTGCGCCACATTCCGAAGAAGAAAGTAGTCATATAATATAAAAAAAATATTAAAAAACATTAAAAGGCTGTTTACAAACAGTCTTTTTTAATGTATAATATTAATATAGAAATGAGGTTGATATTATGGTTGGAAAATATAAATTTGATTTTAATATTCCGCAAAACGTAAAAGACTTATTAAATAAACTACATACAAAATATGAAGCTTATCTAGTTGGTGGTTGTACTCGTGACTTACTATTAGATAAAACTCCTAAAGATTACGATATTACAACTAACGCAACACCAGAGCAAATCAAAGAATTATTTAAAGATTATCCATTAGTTAATAATAATGGTGAAAAGCATGGTACTGTAACCGTTAGATATAATGATGAAAACTATGAAATTACTACTTATAGATTAGATTCTAACTATGAAGATCATAGACATCCTGATAAAGTAGAATTCACAACAAACTTAGAAGCTGATTTATCAAGACGTGATTTTACAATCAATGCTTTTGTTTTTGATGGTAAATATCTTTGTGATTATTTTGATGGTGTTAGAGACATTGATGATAAAGTAATTCGTGCTATTGGAAATCCTTATACTAGATTTTCAGAAGATGCTTTAAGAATTTTAAGAATGATTAGATTTGCATCAGTATTAGACTTTAATATCGCTCAATTAACTCTAGAGTGTGCTTGGTTATTAAGAAAGACATTATCTTACGTATCTAAAGAGAGAATTAGAGAAGAAATTAATAAGATGATCGTGGGTCCTGGTTTTTCTAGACTTGCAACAAATTATTATGTTATGGATATTTTAAGTGAAGTTCTACCAATTAGACACATGTTCTACTTCGATCAAAAAAATCCAGCACATCCGTGGGATTTATGGACTCATACTTTACATGTTTTAAAATATTCTATGGATCAATTAGAAATTAGAGATTATAAGTTAGCATTAGCTGCACTATTCCATGATATCGCTAAGCCTTATACAAAGTCTGCCGAAGTAGATGAGAATGGTGAATTTGTAAGATTCCATTATCCGGAACATCCAAAGCATTCTGCGAATATCGTAGAAAAATGGTTAAAAGAATATAAATATTCAACTCAAGAAATTACTTATATTAGAGCTTTAGTATTATTACATGATGAGAGAGAATTTGCAGATAGTAATAGAACTAAAATTAAATTATTATTGAATAAATTAGCGACAGCAATTAATTCAACTAATAAGATTCAAATTAATGGTTTATTTGGATATTTAGCTATTTTAAAGGATTCAGATACAAGAGACCACGATTATTCAAATACTAAATATAAAGATATTAAATGGTTAACTACTAATCAATTACTTAATGTTGCGCAATCAATTAAAGAAGATAATGAGTGTTATTTATTAAAAGATTTAGCTATTGACGGAAATGATTTAATTAAAGTAGGATTAGAGCCAGGACCAGTTATTAAAGACTTACTTCGAGGTTATTTAAAAGATGTTCTTGAAGGTAAGTTAGAAAATACTAAAGAAGCTTTAATTCAAGATTTAAGAGAAAGAATGTTAGAATAGTGGAGGCACACAATGTTTTTTAATAGAAAGAAAAGATTAGCAGAGAAAGCCGCAAAGAAACAATTAGTAGAAGATCTTCGAAAATACCGAGATGTTCTTATATCATTAAAATTACTCGATCGAGAAGCGACTAGACTAGATAATGAAATGCATCAAGAATATTTTTCGGATATATTTAACATTACTAAATTCATTAAAGATAAAGATTATGAAGTCATTAAAAATAGTCCGTCAGATTTAATAATTTTCTACAATAAGCTTTCTGATCAGCCTCAATTCGTAAAACGAGATGATTTTAATCGTAAATACTATACTTTACCGATCCATGTCGGAACAGTTGCGAAAAAGATTCGACAACAAAGAACTCAAGGATCTCTTGATGGACATGGATCAATGAATATAGAGCATTATGGTAGATATATGGACGCTAGTGGAGGCGGCAATATTCATGGAAGTTTAGACACTATTGATGAGTATATATTAATCGTAAGATTTGAAAACGTATATACGTCAGTAAGAGTTAGTGTAAATTTATTTTATCTCGCAGAAGAAGGTCAAGATTTATATATGTGTTATAATGATTTTAATCTTCAGGATTGTTGTACGCAAAAATACGATATTGATGAAATACAAAAAGCAAGTATTAGAGTAGCTGAGATGACTAAAATTAGATCAGACATTGAAAAGTATACTACAGAATTAAATGAATTAACTGATCGTATTCCATACGAAAAAGCTACTCAAGTTCAAGAAGAGTTAAAATTCTATTATGGAGCGTAAACAGATATGTATACTTTAAAAGACATTAAACCAAATACTTTAGTTACATTTAAAAAGTATAATGGTGATATGCCAGATACTCAGCGTACTATTTTCATAACATACGCAGATTTAAATTATGATTCAAGATTTAAGTGTGATGGAGTGTCTATTAGATACGATTATTTCAAAGGAGAACGCTTTGAATATCTATTAGAAAATAATATAGGAAAAGAATTTGATATTATAAAAGTTGTACAATTTTAAGAGGTATTTAATGGAAAAATTAGAATATGAATTAGCTAAAGCCGTAGCTGATACTGTTGCTACGTTTGCAAGACACAACTATTGGAAGAACAAATTATATCAAAAAATAAAAGGAAGAGAGAACTTAGACGAAGCTGAAATTTTAGTAGCAGCGGTAAACTCCAAGGCTTATCAATTAGGAATTTATGTTTGTCCAATAGGTTCAAGTTGGAGCGTTCCTTGTAGTAAAGAAAGCGCTGAAAGATATATCAAAGAATATGATGATATTTGGAAAGATTACGTAAATTGGCAGTGGAATCAACGATAAAGTATTGTATAATATAAAGTAAAGTTTGCTAGAACTATAAACTAGCTGGCAGCCGAAAATAAAAAATTTATTAGAGGTGAAATTAATTATGAGAGATTTAGCGAGTATAGTAACAATCGCAACAAAAAACAAGATGTTTGAAAAGGACAGAATTTGTGTAGTAACTTTTGAAGAATTAGGTTATGAAGCAATCGTTCCAGTAGAACATAACATTGGTGATAAGATGGTATTTATCCAAGAAGGAGCTATCTTACCAATCGAAGAAAAATGGGAATTCTTAAGAAAGAGATGTTATAGAGAAGACTTACAAGGATTTTTAATCAAGCCTATGACTATGGGTGCAAAAGACTTTAATGGTCAAAAAGGCGATAAGGTTAAGTCTTGGGGTTTATGTGTAACATTAGCTGAAGCAGGATTACCTACAAATTTAAAATCAGGTACGGACGTAACTGATAAATTAAATATTAGAAAGTATGAACCAGAGGAAGATGCTTCTCCTAAGAAGATGCCAAAGATTCCTAGAATTGTTAAGTTCTTCTTAAAACATAAGTTAACTAGATGGATCGGAAATATGTATATGGATGCTAGACGCAGAAAATATACAAAAGGTTCATTCCCAACAAATATCATTTCAAAGTCAGATGAAGATACAATTCAAAATCGTAAAGAACTTATTCGTGAGTTCCCAGGAACTAGAGCATTTATTACCGCTAAAATGGAAGGTCAATCATTTACATGTTCATTAGACCCAAAGAAGAAATATGAGTTCTATGTATGTTCACGAAATAACAGATTAGTTGAAGGCGATTCGACTGGTAAGGTTTTCTATGATACAGCTAAGAGATATGATATTGCTAATAAGTTAAAAGCTTATTACAAGAAAACAGGTCATTTATTAATGATCCAAGGTGAGCAAGTAGGTCCAACAATTCAAGAAAATATTTACAACTTCAAACAAGTACAATGGTTTGTATTTAGATTAAAGGAATATGTTGACAATAAGTGGATCGAAAGAAACTGGTATGAAATGGCACCAATTCTTGATAAATTAGGTTTACAAAGAGTTCCATTAGTAGATGTAATTAATGATATGGGTCAATTTGATACTATTGATAAGTTAGTAAAATATGCTGAAGGTGTTGCTTGGACTCCACAAACAATCAACACAGGATTACAATATCATCCAAATGATAATGATAAATTATGGAAGACTTATTTACAGCATGAAGGTATTGTAGTTAAGTCATTTGACTATGATAAGGAAAAGGGTAGAGGTTACTCATTCAAAGTTAAGAACTTGCAATATGCTGAAAAAGGTCTAAAAGAAATTGCTAAGGTTTGTAGAGAATTAGAAGCTAAGAAATAAGAGGTGATGTAATGTCAACAACAGCACTGATAGGTGTCCAGTTAAAAGATGGTAGAATTGCATTTAGAAGAAAGTATAGCGATGGCTATCCACGTAGTGTAGTTCCATATCTACTTACAAGTTGGAATACGTATAAAAAAGCAAGTGAATTAAAATTAGTAGGTGAAGGACGTTATGAAAGATATTCTGAAGTAGAATATGCAAACTCAGAAGAAGAATTTTTGAAGTCTTGGCAATTCGTCTGTTATCAATATTTATTTAAAGATAATAAGTGGTATATTGGTGAATGGCACTATAATGACGGCTGGCATTATGACTATGATACAAAAGAAAAGGTTGATAAATATGCAGATGAAGAATTTGATTGTATTTTACCTTGGATGCCAATAGAAAAATACACAACAAAAAAGAAAATTTCATATGTAGAATATACTTTTGATGATGAAGCTTATACTGAATTATCAAATAAAGCTTACAGAGAAAAAATGAAAAATAAGTAAGGAGAAAAAAGATGCCAACAGATATAACAGATAAACAACCAAAGTCAACACAAGAAGATTTAGTTAATCAATTAAAAACTGAAAATGAAAACTTGAAAAAAGCATTAAGAGATAAAAATATTCAATTTGAAAATTTAGTTTCTCTATATAATACTTTAGTTGAAAAATGGTTAAATAACGGAATTAAGTAATAATTAATTAGTAAAAGTATTTATTGTATAATATAATAAATACTTTTTATTTTTTTTGAGAGGTGATTACGAATGAAAAAAGTAGAAATATTTGAATCCTGAACGATGAAAGATCCATTGAACTGTATCGGAACTTGTGCAGGAATTTGTTGAGGATCAAATACAAAAGTAACAGCAAAAAACGTTAAAAGAGCATTAAAATGTATAAGTGATGGGCACGGCAGAGTTTTAGAATTACCTGATGTATATCTTGTTTTAGAAGGTTGATCAGCTAAGTGTTTAAGAGAATTATATACACATATTGGCGGAGCTCCTACTAGATTACAAGCATCTACTAGATATATTGATTATTCAAAAAATTTCGAATTAGTAGAACCACCGAAGATTCAAGCAAACGCTGAAGCTCATGAAATATGGAATACCGCTAAATCACAAGTGCAAGAAGCAATGATAAAATTAAGAGAGTTAGATATTCCAGTAGAAGATTTAACAATGCTATTACCAATCTCTTATGAGTCTAAAATGATTTGGAAAGTTAATTTAAGAACATTAGTTAATTTCTTCGAAATGAGATTATGTTCACGAGCATACTGGGAAATAAGAGATTTATGTAAGGAATTAAAACAAGCATTAGCTGATTATTCTGATGAATGGAAAAAATTATCAGAATTATTTGTACCAAAATGCGTTAGCTTAGGATATTGTAAAGAAAGTGAGTCTTGTGGCAGAATGCCTAAAAGAGACATAGAGTAATATGCAAAACTTATTAGAAAACTTTTTAAAAACATTAAAGAAAACTAATTCAGATTTAAACTTTGTCAAGGAAGAGAATTTAAAGCGATTAAGCGATTCACTTGAAGACGGAGTTTTCTGAGAAACTGTTGAAGAATTTAAGAAATGCTTAGAAGATAATGAAGTTCATTATACTTACATTACTTTATCTGACGAGATTGCTTCAAAGATAATGCTTAAATCACTTATAAATGCATATATAAGTAATATCACAGATAATTTAAACGTTTTATGGAAAAATGATTCTGAGATCACAGACGAAACTCGAGAACTTAATTTATCACTATTAAAAACTATTGGAGAACTCTTATACAGTAGTCATGACTTAGACGAATCAATTGAAATTCAAAAGAGCTGTCGAGTTGGAGATTTAGACACTCTAATCGTAAGTGATAAAGATATTCATAATTTTGTATTATATGCAGATCAAAAACAAACTAATCTAGATCGTTTTAAACCTACATTAGAATTAATTGATAAAGCAGTATTAAAAGTATTTACTGAATTATCTGAGCCAGTAGAAGATTCCGCAATGTGTAGTTAAAGGAGATAATTATGGAAAAAGACATAATTAATCCAGATCACTATAAAGTTCATGAAATGGAATGTATAGAAGAACTTGAAGTAGTATTTGGTATAGATGCAGTTATAGCTTTCTGTAAATGCAATGCTTGGAAATATCGTTATAGAGTTGGACATAAAGATGACCCAGAACAAGAAATGAAAAAGTCCGAATGGTATTTAAATAAAGCAAAAGAATTACAAAAAAAGAAAGAAAAAATATTAATTTACAATGAATAAATAAAACGCTAAAATATATGTCTTAAGGAGCATTAGGATGTATAGTCTTCAGTTAGGTAATAATTGATATGTAGAAATAAACAATGGTGATTTATTCATTTATAGATATTCAGACAATCATTTTGCAATAAAAACAGTAGAAGACGACCGTAAGCTTTTCTTAGATGAGTTTACGGTCGAAATTTTATGTCTTAAAACTAAAAAGCATTATGTAATTAAACGAGATAATGGATATTTTTGGTGAGAAGAAACTAAATTTTAAGTTTATTTTTCACCAGAAATCGCTAAATTAAATAAATTAGATGATATGTAAATATAGATTATTTGTATATCATTTTTTTGTAAATAGATGTATTTCAAGGAGAATTTAATATTGGGCACTAACAACACAGTTTACACAGGTTGGAAAAAATGGACTCCAACTCTGGATGAGTGAGCAGAGTTTTCTGTTACTCACGAACCGCCATTCGAACTTAAAGAGAATGAGTATCTCTTAGTTTATGTGGAAGAAGATGGTCAGACTAAATTAGTCTCTCAATATTATAAAGAAGGAGATAAATTACAAAAATTTGGTAGAAGTACAATCAATTTTAGAAGTAAGAAGAGTGCAGAGAAAAACGTTAGTATAAAAGCTCGAAATGACGAGCAAGTTTGTGCAATTGAATTAATGCATGATGATAAGAAAACTGTTAAATTATTAACTGGTACATGAGGTACAGGTAAAACTATGCTTTTAGTAACTGCCGCATTAGAAGCATTAGATCATAATAAATTTGATAGAATAGTTTGGATTAGAAATAACGTTGATGTAAAAGATACAAAAGATTTAGGTGCATTACCTGGCGAAGTTAATGAAAAACTATTACCGTTTTTAGGACCTTTCATCGATCACTGCGGCGAAGCTGGAGTAGAATGTATGCTTAGCAACGGAAAACTAGTTATTGAACCATTACAAAGTCTTAGAGGACGTAATTTAGAGAATACATTAATTATGTGTTCTGAAGCTGAAAACTTAACAAAAGAACATATCCAATTAATTATTGCAAGAGCGGCTGAAGGAAGTCAAGTTTGGTTTGATGCCGATGTAAGACAAAGAGATAAAGCAGTATTTGAAAAGTCTAGAGGTATAGAGACTATGATTGAACGTTTTGCCGGTCATAAGAGATTCGGTTATGTTCATCTAACAGTAACTGAACGTTCTGAAACCGCAGCAATGGCAGATCTATTGAATGATTAGTTAGACATTCTGGATGACTTTACATTGAAGTACGTATAAATTATTTACTTCAAAAAGAAATGCATTCTGAGGATGCTCGGACATATTCTAAATATAAATAAAAACAAAAAAAACGCTAAAGTTTAGCGTTTTTATTTTTCAATATAAGAATCATAACCTAATCGTCCGATTAACTCTGCGACTAATTCAGTTTCTTTAGTAGTCAGAGTTGTTGGCTTATAATTAGATTTAACCTCAACCTCTGGCGTTTTCTTAAGTTTAATCCAAATCATCCTATCTTCATCAATAGTATGTTTAGTAATAAAATATGTATTATCTTTTCCAGAAGGTTCAATAACTAAATACCCGTTTTTCTGTAAATCTGTGTACATTATCTTATTTTCCTATCTATATTTTTTGTTTTTAGCACGTCGAATTGCCATGTCTTGCTTGAACTTACGCTTTTCACGTTTTGACATGAAATATTGGCGCTTCTTACATTCAAGTACGATTTCGTCCTTAAATGCAACCTTCTTAAATCTCTTGATTGTATTTTCAATAGATTCCTTTTCTTGAGTATCTTTGTCTATGTATACTACTACGCGAGCCATTTTAATTCACCTCCTTATTAAATTTCTCTAGAGATTCCGCATATCTTTCAGCAATTAAACTATGATGAGCTTCATCAATCCATCTATTTGCTGGAATATACATTTCATCTGAAACTCTAGTTTCTCTATCCCAAATAGAATGATATGGACATAATCCACGACCTTCTTTTGGTGCATCTGGATTTGTCGTACTAAATTCACACCAAGCACATAATGGCTTTGGTGATGGAGTCCAATCAAATGAATAAACTCCTTCAAATAACTCATCCAACTTTTTAGTTCCACGAGCAATAAAACCCTTAGTACCTGCGTCATAAATTCCATTTGCAAGTGGTAAATCATATTGGCATTTTATCTTTGAAACATCACAATTTTTCATTTCAGCTAATGCTAATGAATATACTACAAATTGTAGTGGTGTTGGTAAATCATCTTTATGTTTCTCGATAGTTGGCCAACTCTTAATATCTTGAATTAAATATGATTCATTTACAGTATCATAGATTAAACGGTCAATTGATCCAGTAAAACGTTTGTCTCCATTATATTTAAAATCAATTGGAACTTCGGCTCCAACAATTTGATATTCTGGGTGTTCATTTAATAAACGTTCTAATCGATAAATACCGTCTTGTAAATAGTAATAAAATTTTTGTTCATAAGTTTTTAGTGATTGGCTATCTTGAGTATACCATTCTTCTTTATACTTGTCTTTTATCTTTGCTCCAGCAATTATAAAAGTATTTTTTAATGATATATAATCGATTGGCTGCTTAGCTATTATCATGTTTGCAATCGACTCTTCAGTTTTATGAATTGCTGTACCGAATTCAGTAGCAATACTTCCACTGTAGAAGAAATGCTTGTCAACATACTTAAGCTTATATTTAAATCCACATTGCTTATAACAGTCTATCTGCGAATATGATCATTTCTTTTTATCACTATTAATTTCTTTTAAAAATTCTTCGTTTGTAATAATATCACTTCCTACTATAAGTTATTATACAATAATTATATTAATAAATTATTGACGATGTACGTTAAAAAGTATTTAGGACTCTCAAAACCAATTCTACCACGAGTTAATCTTAAATTAATACTAGATAAAAATTTTATTTTCTTTCTAATATCTTCTAAGTTAAAACCTTTATAATAAAATTTAATTGCATTAAATTGTTTTGGAGTTAAAGACATTTCTTCAGCAGTTATTCTAGGATTTCCATGAATTAGACATATTTGTTTGTATTTATTCATTAATAATGTTAAAATAAACATTGGATCAGAATCCCATTGTCCTAAATGTTCGAATGCTGAGTGAATAATTAACATATCCTTCTTAATTAATGCATCTACAAAAGTAAAAGTTGATAAAGAATAAAAATCGGAATCCTTCTCATAAATAATTTCTTGTAAAACTTTATTAGCTTCCTCAGGAAATAATTCAATTTTCTTGATTTCGTTTTCAACTCTATAAATATTATTAGATGATAACTTAACTAGCTCAGTAATTAATTTTGGATCTAATTCCGGAACACGAAGCTTTACGTAATCTTCAATTTGCCAAGCGACTAATTTAGGAAATTTTACTAAATATTCATCAACACTCGCTTGAACTTTCTTGTCAATCTTATTACATATAACAATAGTATTTGTGAATGAATACCAGTCGACATTCTGCACACTTAAAGTTTCTGTCTTATATATTTTTAATTTAGACTCTGAAGTATCAACTAAGGATAAACTAGAATAGTCTGATGCATCGCTTAACTTATTAATATAACTTTTAGATAATCCGCAATTAGAACAAATTAAATCTAAGTATTGATTAGCGACGAATTCACCGGAAGCATCTTCACATTGCCAAACCAAAATAGTAACATTTAATGTATCACTACGTATTTGATTTTTTAATTCTTGAAGTGTCATTCTAATTCACCTCTTCCCATAAATTAGTTAACATATTTATCATAAAATACTCTTTTGTTGGTCTATTTGCTTCAATGTATTTAGAATGGAAATCGACTACACATTTATAAACTTTAAATGCAGTTAAATCATTCTCATTAATATAATGTTGTGTTGCTACATATTTCAATACATCAAAGAATAAATCAAAATCATATTTATTATAGTCTTCTTTAAAATTAATCTTTGTAACAATTTTTAAAAAATTTGCGTAAGGAGTAGTTGTAACACGTGATACAATGTTCTCACACAAATTATACAAAGACTCAATTGAATCAGAATCAATTGATAATAATTTTCCTGGTGTTTTACAGAATTTAAATGTTAATGAATTTAAATCATTAAATGACCAATTTATTTGTTTTAATTCATCTTCAGTATAATCATCAAAGAATAATTTAATACATCTGCTTTGAATTGTCGGTATTACTTTCATTTCAGAAATAGATGTTAAAACAATATATGCGAAATTTGAAGGCTCTTCTATAAATTTTAATAATTTGTTTTGAACTTTAAAATCAAAATCGTCTAAAACAAGTTCAAATATAGTTAAAGTTGATGGATAAAAGATTTTATCTGAATCCTCTGCAGTTAATTCGTCGGAACTAATTAAATGATATTCAAAATTCAATCTTTCCGCTAGATTTTTTATCGCTGTTGTTTTACCACAACCGTGTTCACCAACTAATAGTAAAGTCTTAGGTAAAGAGGTTTCATTATATGAATTTAATACCGACAATAATCTTTGTTGTCCAATCATATTAATCATACACTACACCTCTAAACTTCTGCTTATTTTTAACAATGAAACTAAAATAGTATTTTTATATGAAAGATCATATGCAATATTTGCTTTAATTTCTAATACACTTTCAGAGATTGTATTAAAAATCTTAATTGCTTCATCGAAACTTCTTCCGACATGAATAACATTTTGAATATTTAACTTTTCGTCTTGAATAGTTTCAAAATATGACGGAATATTTGTCATATTAATATTTTTAAATAACATATATTTTACAATATCAAGAGTAAATGACAAGTATTGATCTAAGAATACTTTTAGATTTTGTCCTTGATAATCAATATGTTCTATAAGTGTTATAATTTCACTTTCGGAATGTCTTGTAATATAATATGTTAATTTACTCATTACTTCGAAAGAAATGTCACCGAGAACTTCCTTTACATTTTCTAAAGATAAATCTGATGAATAGTTTGAGCAATGTTCTAGATAAGAGATCGCATCACGCATACCTCCATTAGAATATTTTGCAATGTATTCACAAGACTCTTCATAATTAGTAAAGCCTTCACTTTGACAAATAAACTTTAATCTATTTTCAATTGACTTTGTTGTAATTTTAGAAAATTGATATTTTTGAAGTCTATTTTGAACATTTGCTGGAACTTTACTTGGTTCAGTTGTACAGAAAATATAAATAGTATATTCTGAAGGTTCTTCTACTCCTTTTAAAAATGCATTCCATGCTGCAGTAGAAAACATATGACATTCATCTAAAATAAATATTTTATATTCACCGTCTATTGATCTCTCAATAGAATTTTTTAATATTTCTCTAACATCTTCTACAGAATTGTGACTCGCACAATCCAGTTCGATTGGCTCACCTTTTCCATTATTAATTAAATTAGAAAAAATACGAGCAATAGTAGTCTTACCACAACCACTATTTCCTGCGAACAAGTATCCTTGTTGAAATTTATGTTTTTGAACTTGTCTTTTTAAAATTTTAACAGTATTGTTTTGTTCAACTACGTCCTCAAATTTTGTTGGACGATATTTTACGGCAAGAGACATTGTTCTCAATATTATCACCTCTTTTTTATTATACAACGATAATTATAACATTTGGATCAATTCAATGAAATCTCTATTTAAACGACCAAACCAAAATGTTTGCGTATCCATTAAAGAAACTTCATTTACTTCTAACGCGTCAACTTCAATTAGTTTTCCTAAAACGTTTTTTACTGAAATCTTTAGAAGTCTAGATGACGGAACAGTGAAATTTCCCCAAGACAAAACTTCATTTTTATAATTTTCAGAAAGCTTTACAACATAACAACTTCCTTTTTTATACACAGGCTTGTTGTACTTTGGAATAAAATAAGTATTAGTTTGTTGTTTATAAGTTGACGGAATTGCAAGCTCTAATGCTAATAATTGTTTTTTAACATATTCTCTCATGTGTTTAACCTTTCTTAGAAAAATAACTTACGATAGTTGGCAAAACATCTGATTTAAGCTTCTCTTTAATTGCAGATTCTAAAGTGTCAATTAAAGGAGCAGAACTTTCTTCGACTACTACTGATGTTGATTCAACCTTTCCATCTAAAAAATAAATGACGTAATATGCTTTTTTAGAACTCATTTTAACCTAACCTCCTACAACGATTTTCAAATTTTATATACTATATTATTATACAATTTTTAGAAATAAAAAACAAGGAAAAAATTTAGTTTTCCTTGTTCTTATTTCGAAGATGTTCTAATAATTCTTGGAACAAATATTCATCAATAATATAATGCATTTCTTCACCTGGACCAAAATTAAAAGCTATTGCTTCATGTTGTTTTCCTTGAAAAACCATTTCTTCTTTATTTTTTAAAAATCAATCTTTTTGAATTGAAATTGATTTAGATGAAGTTGTTTTGGTTTTACATTCGATTAAGAAACTTTCTTCACCACTAGTCAGAACATCACCTTTTACTCATGGAGTAGCTCCGCTGTTCGGTGTTCTATTTCCACCGACAGCTTTTGCTACATCATCTTCTTGTCTTTTTGAAAAAGTTCTAGTTGGAGTTTTTTCTCCTTCTTTTTCTCTTTTTCTAACTCCTCCACCTAATGCCATAACTACTTCTTCTCCTGAGTATTAGCAAATGTATTATCTACTGCAACTTGTTGTGCATTAATTTCTGCATTTGCTCTTTCATCTAATAATTCACCATAAGACTTAGAATCATCAGCGGAAATAACTCTATTTAACATTGCTAAATATTCATTTTGGAATGGAATATTTGTTTTAATATATTCAATTAAATCAGCTTTATGTCCTTTTAGTTCTTTTCCGTCTTCGTCGAAGTATATTTCACCAGTTTCTTGGTTAATTAAACGATAAGTTTGTGTATTTACTCTTTCAATAAAACCGAATCCTAAAGCAATTTCAAGTAAATCATTGATCCAATCTAAACCGGTTGCGTATCTAAATGTAATGAATCCACCACCACGATTACAAGAACCGCACTTATTCTTTGTTTGCTTGAATTGAAGTCTGAATCCGTCTGCACCTTCACCGTTCTTAGCTCCACAAGCATCCATATCGTCACCTAAAGTAAACTTACGAGTACCAAATCTAATAATGATTGAAGAATAGAAAGAAGGAGCTAATCCACAAGGTTCTTTATATAATTGAATACCAGTAAATGTTTTACCACCATCTCTAACTTGATTTGTTGCGATAAAGATATTATTCTTTTGAGCAACCATTTCAGTCATTTTTGCGTAGAACGGATATAATGGTTTAGCCATTGTAGCTCTCATACCATTATCCTTAGTTAAATCGCTTTCTAACACTACTTCTGGAATTAGTGCAGCTAAAGAGTCTAATACAATCATACCGGTATCATCTGCACCTTGAATTTCTAGAATCATATCTAGAATTTGTTGTCCAGATTGTCCATTAGGATTAACATATCATAGCTTAGATAGGTCAAGTCCAGTCATTCTTGCTCAGAACTTCAAATCTAATGAGTGTTCTGCGTCTACGAATACACAAGTTTGATTTGGATATTTTCTTTGGTAAGCAGCTAAACATACGCATGTTGCGCCAGTCTTTCCAGAATGGAATAATCCAGAAAATTCAAAACATCGTCCTTCGACTAAACCACCACCTAAAATATAATCTAAACCTAGTGCATTTGTTACAAGTCTAGTATAAGTAGGTTTAACATCAGAGATAATCATAAGATTATCATCTTTAAATTCTTTGTTTAATTTTTTAGCAATTTCTGCTAATGTAGCCATTAACAAATCTCCTTATTCATTTAAAATAATTTTTCCATTAGTTGTTCCAGGAATTTCAGAAGAAGTTCCAAGTTGCATAAACTTAGTTTCTTGCATACGAGACATTAAAACTGACTTTAGCGAATCGACTACTCTATGAATTTGATCTACTTTAGTTTTAAGTCTATTTGCAATTAATGTGTATAGTAATTGAGAGACGATTTCTTCTGAAGTGTCAATCAAAGCTAATTTATCTTTTACTCCTTGTGAACCTTCTTTTCCGTTAAAAGAAATAGCAAATTTTTCTTTTTGAATTGCTTCTGCTAAATCTGCAGTAAATAATGCTTTTTCTTTCTTCTCACTAAGAGAATATGCGAATAATTGTAAATCTAAAATCCAGTTTCTAAGTTGATCTAATGTTGCTGAATGACATTTTAATCGTACATCATCAATAATTAAATCTACTTCTGCGCAGTCTTTCATTAAAATACTGTCTGAAATTTCAACTAAGTCTTTATATTGTGCTTGAACTGCTTCAAGTGCTTCATTAATTTTAATGTTCATCTTGAACCTCCTCTAGTAGAATTCGATAATCGGATTCTAAATATTTTTGTTTTTTAATTGATGGAATTTCTATTCAATGATACTTTTCAGCTAATAGTGAAAACTTATTGATATTTACTGACTTTAGTCCGTCTTGTCTCATTTGATCCATACTATCTGCACTAACAGCGATAACTCTATCAAACATTCTGAATCAAACTATAACGTAACCAACAAGATTATCGTAATTAGTTACCATTTCTAACATAGTATCTAATTGAGATACTTTACTAAAGTTTAAAGTTGAACTACTAGTCTCTTTACATTCAAGCAATCACGCATAGTTAGCAAGAAATCCGATAAAATCGCTCGGATTCTTACTAACTTTTTTATATCTTGTTACTTGATCGTGTAAACGTATTAGAAATTTTCTCGGAAAACTTTTTTGTCAATCGAGTTTGAATCTAGCTTCAAACTTTTTACCTCAATCTGCTGACATTTGTTTCTCCTATACATAATCATTAGGTAATTTACAAATAAGATTTATTAATGAATCTTTCTTTAATAAAATTGATCTATTATCTCCAAAACCAACTTCGATTGTTCCACTCTTATATGAAGTTGTTCTATCTAAAATATCGCAAAGATTAACAACTACACTAGACTCTTCAGCAGAAATAATTTCAGATGGAACTAATGTATCTGTGTTTCCTGATGAATCTACAATACTAATAGTATTATCTTTAAAAGTAATTCTTGCTGGAATGAAAGACGGAATTTCAAGTTTTGTAGTGTTCTTAGTAAATGTTGTGAATCGCTTAACAGTAGATAATAATTCATCAGAATCAATTGTAAATCTAGTCTTATAAGGATCGTTAGCAAGTCTCTTTGCTGCTTCAAACTTATTCTCTAAACTTGACTTTAATGAATCATCATTAGTTACAATAGCAATTACGAAAACAGTATCAGTAAATAGAACAATTTTAGCTTGATTTAAATCATTAATTCTATCAACTCCGTAGAACATTGTTGCAGGTTCATTAAATAACTTAAATAATTTTACAATTCTATTATTTAATAAAATCTTAAAATTAGAACCTAAATTAAATAGATTTAAACATGCGCCTGTTGTAAAAGTAAAACAAGCTTCATTTGTAAAGAAATATTGTTGATGAATAGCTTCCATTTCATCTGAAATAGCTTTCTTTACTTCAACTCCATTAACCTTTAAAATATTTTCTAATATTTCGTTAGAAACCTGACATTCAACTTCTCTATTACTTAATGATATTTTATTAAGCTTTGTAGTAGAAATTGCGAATGAATACTTTGACTTTCCGGTCTTTACTTGAATTGAATTATCATTAATTGATAGTTCAATTGTTTCAGATTTTAAACTAGATACTAAAGAAATAAATGAAGTTGCATTAATTACTGCGTAGAAATCCTCATCAACAGTTAACGGATATCTAACAGAAACGAAAAATTCATTATTTGTTGCATTAATAAACAACGTTCCTTGACTAGCTTTTAATTCAATATGTGTTACATTCTTATCTGCGCTTAGTGCAACACTAATCGAACTAAGAGTATCTTGGAATTCTTTTGTTTGTAATAACATAAAATCACCTCTTTAATATATATTATTATACAATAAAAGCTAAAATTAAAAACTCATTTTTAATACTCGATCCTTATACTGTTCGAGCTTAATATTAGCTTTTTCTAACATTATTTTGCTTGCTTGGAATGATAAATGATCTGGATATTTGTCTTCAAGATAAACTACACGAGAAATACCGGCTTGAATTAACATTTTAGTACATTCGTTGCACGGAAGTAGAGTAACATAAATAGTAGAACCTTCCACCGAAGAATGACCTCGAACATTTAAAATTGCATTTAATTCAGCATGACAAACATATAAATATTTATTATCTAATCCTGAATTTTTATTCCAAGATAATTCTAATCCGTGAGGCATTCCATTATATCCCATTGAAATAACTCTATTATCTTTTACAACAACTGCTCCAACTTTAGTTGAAGTATCTTTAGAACGCATGCTTGCTAAAATAGCTACATTCATAAAGTACTCATCCCAAGTTAATCGATCATCCTTCTCTAATAGTTCCATATTTATGTCCTTTCTACCAAGTAATTTGGTCTGTTTTTAAGTCTAAAACATCATCAATTGAAGAAACTAAATATTCTGAATTGTCTTCATAAATAAGTTCTCTTGCTTCTTCATTTGTTTTTCCTTCTTTAATTAACGATTTATATTCGTCTAAAATATGATTTGCTGTTTCATCTGCATACCATCTATATACATTATACGGATCGCATTTCATTGGAACATTAATATATTTCTTTGGACAATTAATCATAATCTCCGGAAGTCTCTTTTCAACTTCCTTATTATAATAATCTAAACATTCAACTAGAATTTCATCGTGTACAGAACAAATTAAATGTGCTCCATAACTTCTTAATTCTTCATCATTATAAATGTTTATCATTGCTAGCTTAGTTAATGATGCTGCACCACCTTGAATACGAGCATTGAAACATTGTCTTTCGGCTTGAGCAATTTTACCAGTATTTGACGTTAAGATAAATCCATCTTTTTCAGCTTTCTTTTGAAGCTCTTCAAACTCTTTTGCTCCTTTTGTTTTTCTTGCTGCTTCAAGATATGCGCTCATCTTAGCGTTTATTAATGGACGATCTTCACATTCAATTAATGGATTAAATGTTTCAGAAATCACTTTTGATTTATCTATGTAAGTAATTTCATATGGATCTAAGAAATACTCCTTAAGGTGTCTACGACGTCCTGCCCAATCTTCTACATAACCATTCTCTTTTAAGAATACTTTTGAGAAGTCTATTGCTTCTTTTACTTTTTTAAATCCGGCGAAGAAGCTATCAAGTAGTTCTTGTCCTTCTTTTGCTGACTTACCCATGTTAGCTCCAGCTGTTGCACCAGACATACCATAAGTAGAAGCTAAAAGTAATAATTTACCTAAATTTCTATTTGCTTTACCTTGTAAGTTCTTATGAGTTTTATATCCAGCAATAACTTTCTTACCATCGATTTCAAGTTCAGTTCCTTCTGGCCAGAACTCAAGATTCTCTTCGTATTTATTCTTTAAAGCTCTAGATGAAATAACTGCATATAAATCTTTGCCTTCAAGATAAGCATTTAACATATGTTCATCTTGGCTGATGAAACAAGTTAAACGAGGCTCTTGTGCAGAATAATCTGATCCGACAATTCTACGTCTAGTTCTAGTTTTAAAGGTTTCATTAATAGAAGAACCGAAACCTATAGTATATTTCTTATTTATTTTCATAATGTTTTCATATGGAATTTCATTATTACTTTCAGAAATTAATTTATCATCTTCAGCTAAATCTCTTGGGTACTTATAACCATTTGTTGTTTTAAGTTCTTCGTACTCGTTGATAGTAAGTGAACTTGACTGAACAGTATATTCATTATAAGTTGTTTCACCCATGAATGCATTACGAATATTAGTATACTTTGAAGGTAATTGTTGAATATTAATACCGTTAATTTCAACTCTTTCATCATTTTCATTATATGCAATTCTACCACCTGAACTGAAACGTCCTGTATCAGTTCCAAGTTGATTTAAATGGAATCTAACTCTACCGTCTGGCCAATGCTTAGCTAGAACTGGAATTGTAGCGATATATGATGTTAATAATTTCATAATACCTCTACGCTTTAAAATTAATTTAAAGATGTTTAGGCCCATTCTTTCATTTAATTCTTTAATAATATCTTCACCAGTTCCTCTAGGATTCTTTTTATCTACTATTGGACATTTTAAAATATCATATAATAGAATTGCTAATTGAGTTGGTGAACTTAATTCAATTGGATCCTTTATTTGTTCAACTTTTGGTTTTGCTAATTTATATCTATTACCTTCATTATCAACTAAAGGATATTTTTCTTGAATTTTTTCTCTTGTTAGAGATGTTTTTGCTGGAACGTATTGTCTAACTTTTTCATTAGCTTCAACAGATAATTTCCATTGATTTATTTGTTCTTTCATTGACTCTAATTCTTTATTAATTTCAGAGTCAACTTCACTTAATAATTTATTATATTTCTCTTTTAATCTATCAAAGAACTCTACATCAACTTTTATACCAATTAATTCTTGTTCAGCAGTGATGATTACGATTGGCATTTCAATATTCATGAATAACCATAAAAGTTTAATTTGTTCTGGTTTAATTAAATATTCAATTTGAAGCATGAATACTTTATCTGTCATCATTGAGTCAGTCGCAGCATATAGAGAGAATATATTTGGATCAACATCAGCATAAAATACATTAGTAAATAATTTATCAATATCATATTTTGATTGTGATCTATCTACTTTTGTAGTATATAAATATTTTAAGCCGGCTAAATCATTTTCATCAATAATTCTGTGTGCAATCATTGTGTCCCAATCAACCGGAAGAGCAACACCGCAAGTACACTTGATAACTTCATAATCGAACTTACCATTATGCATTACTACAAGAGGACTTGGACATTCTTCATGTCTCTTATAAACATGCTCTATCCACCAATTTAAGTATGATTGACCTTCAAATTCTGGTGTCCATTTCTTTCTAGAGTCGACAATTCTTTGTAATTGTTCGGCAACATCTTTCTCAGTTAATTGAGTATCAAGACGCTTCTTTGAAATAGGATTTCTATGATTTAATGGAACATAAGCTTGTTTTCCACCTGGATAATAGAAACATGGACCCATTAATTTACAAGTAATTGGATCTAGTGAGTTATCGGTTTCGGTATCGATATCAATACGTCCAGCTTTAAATGCATTATCGAAATATTCTTTTAATTCTTCTTTTGTTGTAATAATTTGAACATTTCTTTTTTGTTTACCTAAGACATTTAAAACACGTTCATTAATAATACTTAATCTTTCAAGAATAGAAATCTTATTTGATTCTAATACTTTAGTTATCTCTTCTTCATCCATTTCTGAAGTAATAGAAGAGCTAAACGTAGATGAATTATTTTTAGATAAGTCGATATCGTCGCCAAGAACTGAATAATTTAAACGTTTCATTTAATTCTTCCTTTCTAAAAACATTTAAAGAAAAAGACTTAATTACAAAGAATTAAGTCTTTTTTGAATTTTTTTAATTACCAATTCCAATTAAAGTTTCTTTGTGGTTGTTCATTAGTATTTGATGAAGCTGCGGCTGTTTGTGCTTGAGGCTGAGCTGCAGGTTGTGCTGGAGTTTGTGGGAATGGATTTGCTTCAGCTTGCTCAAATGTAGGTGCTGGTTGAGTATAAGTAGGTTGAGCAGCAGGTTGAGTATAAGCTGGAGCTTGATTTACTGCTTGAGGTTGAGGTTGACCAACCTTTTCTGTAGCAGGAGCATTTGTTTGAGCTTCACTTTGAGACTTAGGCTCTGGCTTTTCAAAATGTCTATTATCTACGAAGTATTGTAATTCTTGAGCAGTCTTCTTGAAATAGAATCTTGATGAATCAACTCCGTCAAATGCAGAGAAATCTGCTGGAATTAAATCTGGACTATAAATTTTTTCCGGAGCATAATTTAAAATGTATCTAACTCCTTGTCCAGAACCAACTTTAGTAATAGTTACTAAAGAATCTCTTAGAGAACCATTCTTTAAAAATACTAATAAATCCTTATAGAAAGCATAAGGTCTTTCCCATACAACTGCTTCTACATCTGAGAATGCTCCACTTGCCTTGTCCTTATATCTAACTAACATTTGAACAAAAATCTTCTTTGTAGCCTTAGCAATAACCTTATCACCATTAGCTGCAGCTGCACAGAATGGACACTTGTTTGGTTGTTCACCGAAAACATTTAAACAGTCAACACTTCCGTATGGATTAGGTAATCCTTCAAACTTTTGTTCGAAAACTGCCTTGTGAACAGTTACACCATTAAGTTCAGAAACATCTCCGATATTAATTCTAAGTAATGCTTCATCACCATCATTAGCTAACTTGAAGAAACCAATCTTTGTTCTTTCTCCAGTAGAGTTCTTTTCAGAACGATTTGTAGCAGCAGATACTGCGTTTTCATAATCTTGATTTGTAAATTGTGACATACTAATCTAATTCTCCTTTACTATTTTTAATAATCACATTAATTAATTTTTGTATTACAGTTTATTATACAATGAAATATTAGCAATTATTGATAGAATTTCAAAATTCATCATAATTTAAATCACCAATATCTTTTTTTCCATTTGGAATTTTTGGTTCGAAAACTAATACAGTCTTCTTTAATTTTGATTTTAATTTTCTCTTAAATGACTCACCTGCATCATCATTATCAAACATAATATATATTGATTTTAAATTAGTTGCATTTATTTGTTCAATTTGTGATTCAGTAAGCATTCCGAGAGTTGCACAAGCCGGAAATCCAAATTGATTTGCTTTAAGAGCATCAAATGGACCTTCTGTAATTAATATTTTTCTAACATTCGCATTTACGAGTTTATCTAATCCAAAAATTGGCTTTTCAACATCTTTGTCTAAATAAAACATCTTAGTATCGATAGATCGTTTGTGTAACATAACTAAATTTCCATGTAAATCATAACAAGGAAAAATTACATTTCGCGTTTCTGGATCATACTTTACTCCAAACTTTTTACATATCTCTCTTGATAATCCTCTTTGAGCCAAATATGGACACCAATCTTGATATTCTTCTAAAATTGCTGGATCGATACTTTTAACAAATTTTTCGCTATTTAAGTTTAATTTAATATCTGATCCTAAGTCAACTCTTGAGGATCTCTCAGACGGAAATCTTGCAAGTAGTCAACGAATTGCATAGTCTACTGACGAATCTAAACATCCAGCAACAAATTTTTCAAATGGACCAGATTCTCCACAAGTAAAACAGTGATATGTTCCATATTTTGCTTTTCTTTCAGAATCAGCACTACCTATGTAAATAAAACAAGATGGCTTAGATTCTTGCCCGTTTTTATGGAACGGACAAGTTACTCTAATTTCATCGCCTTTTATTTCAATTTGTCGTAATTTTGCGCCATGAAGATAAAATTTTAATTCATTTAAAATATCTAAGATTGATGTTTTTATTTTAAAATTTTTTATGTATAAAAACATTTAAATAACCTCCTAGAATACGTCTTCATCACCTGTAGAGTATGACTCGCCTAGATTTTGTAAATCTTCAGCAGTACTAACTCCATCACCTTCTCTTGGAATATAAGTAAATACTCCAGTATTAAAATTAATATCATATTGTAATTTATGGCCATCTCCACCGTCTCTTGCTTTTACAATATCTATATCTAATACTCCGTCTTTCTTATCTAACATTAAAATAATAGTTGCATCTTGACCAATTCTATCTGATCCACCAATTTGAGTTGAATCTTTTGAACCATCATCATTCTTTGTTCTATTATTTTGAGAGACAGAAATTACTGGAATTTTCTTTCTAACTTGTAACTTTTTAATTGCCTTAGAAATTGCAGCAATTTTTTCATTTTCTTTATTTGAAGAACTAGTCGAATCAAGTAAAGAATATTGATCTACGAATAAAATATCTAAATGATATTTATCTACGAAAGCGGCTAATGCATCAACTGTTGCTGGACCACCAATCTTATCCGATGTTAATACATATACATGTTCATTTTCTAGTGTTTTTAATGATTCAGTATATTGTTTATATTGATTATAGATAAAAGGATTACCACGATTAATATCGATATTTGAGATATGACTTCTCATTGTATCGTATCTATTCGCTAATTTATCTACTGTCATTTCACCTTCGAAGAAACCTACAGTTAATCCTGCTTTTGAAACAGCTTCAGCAATTTTTATTAAAAGCATAGTCTTACCTATACCAGTTCTAGCTGAAATAACCATATTTTCATTTTGTCGGTCAATTCCACCAACTAATAAATCTAATTCTTTAAATCCAGTTGATACATAGAAATTATCTTTTCCATTAACACGTTCTTCATATCTATCAAATCTAGATACATCATGAACAATATCAACTGCTTCTAATGTAGTAGAATTTTTTTCAATATTTTCACTAACTTCTTTTAATAACTCTTTTGCTTTATTTAAGTTTTCATTTTCCAAATATTGTTTCATTAAGTTGAAACTTAAAGCTAATGATTTATATTGATATTCCTTTAAAAATTCTTCTAAAATATAACTTGTTGGTTCAGTTGTAGAAACTAATCTAAATTCTTTATATGCTTTGTGAAATGTTTGTTTATCTGGAATGCATCCGTAAGCTTCAAAATGATTTTTAATAAAATTAAATTCTGGCTTAAAATCTATAAACTTATCTGCATCAATATTGTTAGTAGTAAGTAGAGTAAAATCTCCGGTATCTAATATTCTATTTAGAAGAGTCTCTTCAGCCGTTAATACGATATTATTGTTTGTTGATTCCACTTAAGAAACCTCCTTTCGCCCATGAACGTTTGTCTGAGCCAAATAATTCAATATCAATGCTCAAATTACAAATTCTACTTGTCAGTCTACTTCCTAACGCAGTCATCATTTGTTCTTTATTTAAATTTGAAGTAAAAATATTTGATTTTCCAAGACTTATTCTATTATCAATCATACTTAATAAATGATTTATCTCAAATTCAGAACCGACTTTGGCTGCAATATCATCCCAAATAACTAAGTCTGCTTCTAAATAATTTTGTTTGATATAAAGAGCTTGCTCATTTTTATCTGAAATGTTTTCTTTTAATGCCAATAAGAATGATGGAACATTTATAAATAAAACTTTACATTCTAATGGCGCTTTAAACCATATTGAATCTAAATATGAATGTGCAATACGAATTGACCAAGAAGTTTTTCCGTTTCCGGAAATACTTGAGTGTAAGAATAAATTTTCTCCACCGCTGACAAATTCATTTATATGATTACATATCATTTTTAAATTCGTAAATGATTGAACGTCCTTTCTATCAAGAGCGTCGCTCTCATTCAAAGCTAACGAAAAAGGTTTTCGTAGCTTTTCAGAGATTAACGCAGCGTCGTATAGAGCGGACAATTTATATTTTCTCATACAAAAGTCTTTATCACAATCTTTATGATTGCATCTTTGATAAAGAAAACAATTGTTTGAATCACTCATAAAAAATCCTCCTATAACTAATTATAATAATCCAGTACTTCCAAATCCACCAGCACCTCTTAAAGACTTTTCAGTAAAGAACTCGTCTGGAGTTATTCCAGAATAAACCTTTGCTCCATTACCGATCTTTACTTCAACCATTTGCATGATTTTTTCATCACACTTAATTGTTTGATAATCATCTGAAGTGTTAATTATATGATAATGAATAATTCCTTGATAAGAATAATCAATAATACAAGCTCCAACAACTAATTTCTTCTTAGTTGCAATACCGGACTTATTAAAATCAATTAAAGCTGAGTCACTTGGAATCTTCATATATAATCCAGATGGAATTAATAAATCTGAATGTGGCGCGATAGTAATTTCACCAGTAGCTAAAGTAAAGTAAGAAGTATTATCTGGTACTTCACTAGCCTCATCTAAAAATAACTTTGGATTTTTTTCTAATAACTTTGTTCTAAATTCCTCAGTATTAGAAGGAATAAAGCCGTCTATACCAGCATTAGCTGGAAATTCAAACTTAGGCTCTTTAACCGGATATTCATTTGTTAATAAAAATTCTACCATTATTTTCTCCTAAAAATTTCTATGTTGTGCAATTTCATAAGACTCTTGAGCAAGTGCTAATTCTGTTTGTTTTTCTTGACACTTATCATCAATGTCTTTTCCTTTTTCATTCTTTTGATAAATTAAGTTAATTAACTTAACATATTCATGCTTTGGTCCAAAACCTTCAACTTCAGCTTGTTCTGAATCATTTTCTTTAATTTCATCAGCTAATTGACAAATGTTAGATTGTAATGATACTCCAGTTTCAATTGCTGAATCTGTAACATCCTTATCTGTAGTAGAAGTAGCTGAATGATAGTTAGAAATATCAATCTTAATTCCTAAATCTCTTAGACAATCTAAATATTCATCAAGAAGTTCTAATTGATCAACTTGAGCTAAATCATCAACAATAGTATAAAGTTTTTTAAATACAGGAGAAACTCTATCCTTAAACTTTTCGTCCTTATCTAAAACGATTGGACTTCCATCCCAACCATTTCCTTTATAATACTTATAATCTTTAACTCTTCTTAGTACTGTTGGTTCAACATTTGCATGCTTGCCAGCTTCTTTAAATGTAGAGTTCATTTGATAAGAATAACTCTTCTTTTCTTTCAAAGACTCTAATGATGAATTAATAACTGAATCTAATTTTTCCATAATCTATTCCTTTCATTTATTCCGTAATTTATTATACATTATTAATCTTTTAAAATATCATTTTCTCTACAGATTTTTAAAATATTTTTCTTATCTTTGTCGACTAAATCATAAATTCTATCTGCATCTTCATACATCTTAATCCAATCAATCTCATATGGTGCATCAAGAGAATCTTCGTTTAAATCTTCGAAAGTTAATTCAGAAATCGATTTAATCTTTGAATCATCTCTTTCATTATGATAATAGTGTAAACTGCCATCAAAATGAGTATAATTACCAACTTCTATACCTAAACGATATGCAATATATTGTTGTAATGCGGTAAATGCTACAATATCATTAGTTAGTCCATTAATAATATCATTAGAACGCATACAAGCAGTCATATCTAATTTATTATTTCTTACGAAAAATTGTAAATATACTGTGCATTGTTCGTCTTTTGTTTCAATAATATTTTCATTTGGCTCATTAATATTAATAATTGCACGACGATTATCCGGATTTTTTGATAACATTTCAATAATCTTTTCAATTTGATTAAATCCATGTTTATATTTCATAATATAACCATAAGCAGAGTTATTAGTTACACCATCGTCAGATAATCTAGTCCATAATGAAGCAAATTCTCCGATAAAAGAAACTTCGTTATGACCAGCGGCATACCATAAATTTTCTGCTAATAAATACTTTTTACTAGTCTTTCTAGCAGGAATACGAACAATAGCATCCTTAGGATTTGTTAAAGTAAATTTAACATTTAAAAGTTCTCTTGTTCCGTTAACTTCTTGTCCATTTTCTTGCAATTCTTTAACTAATGCGAGATATAGTTCATTAACGTTGTCAGATTCAAAATTATAAGTAGTTTTAATCATTCGTTTTTTCACCTTCTTTTTTATTTAAAATCCATTCTACTTCTCTAAGAGTGTTAACTCTATAAATATCTTCTTCAGACTCTAATAATTCGTTTTCAGAATTAATGATATTAAAATAAAGAGCTTCACCATTAATTCTCTTAATTTTTTCTAGATTGTCTAAAGAATCTTCTATAACAAGGTCTACATGCTTAAATTTTTCAAAGATAGTGTAGTCCTTCTTTTGCGAACAATATAAATAATCATACTTTAAATTATTCTTTTGTAACCATAAAATAGTTTTTTCAAGTTGATTATACTTAAATAGTTCACGAGAAGTTACAATATAGATTAAATAACCATGATCGTGTAAAAAAGTGAATAATGATACCGCATCATCTCTAACTTTCGCGTCATGTTTATAATCAGACTTACGATATAAAGTTTTTAAACGATTATATTCATTATATGAAGTATTATTCTTAATCTCAGACATAGTCTTGTAAATTGTTGGTTGAGTAGTTTTAGAATTTGTTTTTTGATAATCATTATAAAAATTTACAAAAGTGTCCGGATAGTAATTTAATACTACATCAA